CCGCAGTAACAATACTTGAAGCGTCTTCGAACTTCTTATCACTATAATAAGGAAGTTCAACTTCAATTGCGGGATGTGCACGGGAAGTGAAAGCACTCCCGTTGTGTCCTGACTCTTGCACCACTGAATGTGCAGCATGCTTGTTTGCTAATGTTGAACTTAGCACAGATTCAGCGGAACCAAACGCTGGTGAATGCCCAGTGTGGCCACGAGATACTATCATGGCTGTTGGTGTGGTATTACTGTAAAATCCAAGCATGTATTTATAGCGGATTCCTCCTCTTCGCGCGGCGTATGCAGGAGTAATCCAATTGAGCAATGTTCTACCAGCTATGTTATAATTCACTGCATTCAGCCCGCCTGTACGAGCTTGCTGATACATACCATTTGTTTCAGCACGTCCATTATACATAGGAAAATTAGGTAAATTCAATCGATATCTGACTGATCTACCAACATTGGTAGACGATACATTTCTTGCGAAAACATTACTCAAATTGTAGCGCTTAAACATGTCACGGAAAGAATCAAAAGTCTCGCCGTTATATACCAAAGCCAAAGCATCAGGTTTACTAGGTTCTCCAATGGGTTCTAACATTTCTGAACCATCGTGACCAGGTTTAGATGCCTGAGCAGCTTTAGTATTATTTAATATGCCACTTTGTGACACGGCATTGTCGATAATGCCGCTTTGCGACCAAGAACCGTTCGCTTCAGTTGTGGTATGTGTAAAACTACCACCAAACGCTGTCCTTTTAATCATAGAATCGTCTGGAACAGCTACTTCATAATCTTCAGCCCCACTAATGAAAGTGAGGATGCGGACACTATTTGTCAAATCTTCATCTGGACCAGTAAGTTCATTAAGAACATAAATACGCAATTGTCCATTTGAATTTTCAGATTGATCAATAGGGAGGGACGAAAGCTGACCAATACCTTGGTCCGTTGGTGCGGAAGGTACTTTCGCCCATGACTTCTGTTGAAACCAGTGAATTGGTAAAGTAAAGTCTTTAGTTTCCTCCAAATCGATGACACGAGAAAAAGTAGTATTTGTATCAGGAATTGTAGTACCGACAAAACCTCTAGGGTCATAGACTAACAAAAGTCTGCCCCTGTGGAGATCACTACAATTAATTTGGAAACGATAATTGATACCACCACGCCAGTATTTAAACGGAAATGTAGCATGAGCTAAGGGGGTCTGTACCCATTCAGTTCCATATTCGGCGGTCCCGTTATTACGTTGTTGACAATGACATGGATTCACATTGATAGTTCCAAGTAAGGAATTCTCATTTGTGGTGGCACTCCAAGTAAAGTATGTCAATAAACTCGACTTGGAAGTAATTGCTTTGATTGACATTTCGTCATCTAAACGTGCTCCAGTGACATTATGATCTACTGTCAATTCTTGTTTAGGATCGTATGTTAATTTTTCTACAGCCTCATCTATAGAACTAGTAGCTAACATACCATGCATCTGATGTTTGTAACGTTGAATCGGAGATACATTCATTGGACGTGAGAAACCCCACAATTCCGCTAATGATCCCATTCCTGCAGCTGCCATACTAGTAGCGGTCGCGTAAGGTCCAATTTCTGGTACAGTGCTCAACTTTCCAGCCCATCTAGCAATGGCTTTGGCTGGTCTAGAAATAATACCTTTGCCATATTCGTCTTTTCCCAATTGTCCAGACTGTGAGAGAACACCACGAGTAGTGGGTCCTGCTAATTCAACATCCGACATCCACGCCATAACAGTGATGTTAATCTGGCGTTGCTCTCCAGCACCAATAGCTCTATCAAGCGGTGCTAGGGAGATCATACTGACTTCCCCCATATCCAAAATATCCGTAGAATCAATAAGATCGAGATAATTCTTATTATGGAAGAAGGGTAGTGTCAGTTCACCACCCTGACTATTAGTAGGATTAATAATCAAATGTTGTCTCTGGCTCAAAAGGGTAGCCCGTTGGAAATAGTCACTAATCAAATTGCTATTTCCTTGCACAAAATCAAAACCTGCACCTCTTGGTTTGTACCCACAAATAATGTTTCCAAAATAAAAAGGACCACCATTAATTAAAAATTTAACGTGCATAGTTCCTCTTATTAATGAGTAATTTTGAAGTTTGTTTATGACAACTGAATTAGATAGAAAGTCATGCCATGGATTAAAAGATACATCCATGTAAAACCCATTGGTGAGGTTGTGTGAACCAATACGCAAAGGACGAGACAAAAAGTCTCCTAATTCTGTATTCTTCACTGATGCTTGCAGCCTAGTGCTATCTACGGCTGTAGCAATATCCACCTTAACCTGATCGATGTCAGTTTGAAATTCCATAGTTTGTTCAACTTCCGACTCCGTGGTGGTCATGGTACCTTCCTGACGCATCTCACCAGATTGAGATGTTGCATTTGCCTCACGACTTATTAGGTACTCTTCATCAGGATCGAATGTGAAGGCTGCTAATTGTTTAGCCTTCCATTCTCTGAAATATTTGGATCCACAAGTATACTTACGTAAACCGTCGTTCCACTGACCCCGAACTACTCTATCCGATTCATCCTCCGCAGTTTTTGTAAATGACTTAATATACC